TAACTATAGTTTTTCTTATTCTGGTGGCTACATACCTACTCAGACCTACCAAGTTATTTCGTCTGAAGTTCAAGAATTTATTATTTGTTTTGGTGCTAACCCCTATACTCCTGGTGCTCCGACAACTACGCTTAATGGTGAATTAGTTAGTAACTCTGGATTTAATCCTATGTTGGTGCGGTGGTCAGACCAAGCCAATGCGTATCAATGGGTACCCCAATTAACTAATCAATCTGGTGAATACGCCTTGTCTAACGGCTCATTTATTATGGGTGCTCGTGCCACCCGCCAAGAGATTTTAAGTTGGACTGATTCTGCCCTTTATTCAATGCAGTATATTGGCGCTCCGTATGTATGGGGTTTCCAAATGCTCATGGATAATATTTCTGTTATATCTCCTAACTGCATGATTACGGTCAATAACGTAACGTACTGGATGGGCAAAGACCGTTTCTATATGTATAACGGTACAGTACAAACCTTGCCTTGCTCATTAAAACAGTACATTTTTGAAGATATTAATCAAGATCAGTCTTATCAAGTCGTATGTGGTGCTAACGAAGGTTTTAACGAAGTCTGGTGGTTTTATGTTAGCCAATCTAGCGGTAACACGGTTGTAGATAAATACGTTATTTATAATTATTTAGACCAAGTTTGGTATTACGGCACTATGCCTAGAACTGCTTGGTATCAAACAGGTATTGTCCAATATCCAATATCTTCTACTTATGCCACAAGTGCAATATGTACTGGTTCTATTTCTGGCTCAACTTTAACGGTTAGTTCTGTTACGGTAGGTTCTTTAGCAATAGGTCAAATACTTGCTGGAAGTGGAATTGCAATTGGTACTACGATAACTGCGCTTGGTTCAGGATCAGGTGGCGTTGGTACTTATACAGTCAATTTGCCTCAGACAGTAGCTTCAACTACTATTACTACTACAAACGGCAATAGTATTTTGTTATACCAAGAAAACGGTAACGATGACCTTTCAACGGCAGCTACTTTACCAATCAATGCTTATATTCAGTCTTCAGACTTTGAAATATCCCCACAAGATTCTGGACAGCATTTTGGTTTTGTCTGGCGTATGTTGCCAGATATTAACTTTAATAGTTCAACAACTAATCAGCCATCGGTAACGATGCAGTTAATACCCCGTCAAAACTCAGGTACTGACTACAATACGGCTGTAGATAACCCACAGGTTTTAAGTTCACAAAACTTTACTAATATTCCTGCTTATACGGTTAATCAATTTACAGGTCAGGTCTACACACGGGTTCGTGGTCGTCAAATGGCTATTCGGATTGAATCGACAGGAGTAGGTGTAGCTTGGCAAATTGGTATTCCACGTTACGATGTCAGACCTGATGGGCGTAGATAATGACAATCCCAACTTACTTTAACTATAACGGTACACCGTTAAACCCAGCGCCACCAAACTTACCAGTATCTGCGCCTAGCAATTACACGCCTCAATTTGAAAATCAAATATTAAGCCAGCTACGTTTGTACTTTAACCAGCTTAATAACTATACCCAAGCTACTGCTACACCAGACTACGGAACAAAAACCCAAAGACCTACTGCTAATCAACAAATTGGTCAGTTTTACTTTGATACCACTCTTGGGTATCCTATTTGGTGGAATGGAACTAAATGGGTAAATGCTAGTGGAACGGTGGTTTAAATGGTAAAATCTGCAAAAATACTAAGGAATATGTTATGGTAAACGGTGGACAAGGTATTGGCGAACTTATGCTCATGAAACATGCTGCAGGTGGGATGAACCCTGCCGAAAGTAACCAAGGTATAGCTAGTGCCCCTGCGCAAAAACCGTCTGAAAGTGCCCTTAAAATCCTGTCTAGTTACTTTCAAAATAGGGGTATACCCTTACAACAAGGCTATGCTGCCGTACAGAAAGAGCTTGGCGAAGGGCTAAAACTCCTGCAGTTTAAAAATTCTATCTTAGCAATCAAGAACTTAGGTAATGGTGTTGCCCAGATTCACTTCTTTACTACCGACACCCACGAACAGTTAGCACAAGATATTAAGCACTTTATTGACTTAATGCGTAAAGGTGGTATTCATACTGTCTATGATAAAGATGCTGACCCAGTATTTATGCAAGCAGCCCAAGAGTTTGGTGCCCAGCCCCAGCAGTCAGATAATCCACAGTTTAAGATGATGGCTACTCTATGAACCAAGTAGTAGAAACTACCCAGAAAGTAGACGCACTAATGCAGTCTATGAGGGCTATGCCGCAGGTTGAATGTACTGAGAAGCACTATTTTGCCCCCGGAATCTACGTTAAAGAAGTTACTATGCCTGCTGGTTCTGTTATTGTAGGTAAACCACATAAGACTACGCACTTGTGCGTGATGCTGCAGGGTCGTATGGAGATATTAAAAGATAATGGTGAGGTTGTAGAGCTAGTTGCTCCAATGACTTTTGTGGCACCCCCAGGAAGAAAAGTAGCTCATATTATTGAGACTGTAGTATTTCAAAACATTTTTGCAACCGACGAAACTGATGTGGAGAAGCTAGAACACATGTTCGTTGAGAGTCCGTTATTGGAAGGAAACTAATATGGCATTTGTGGACATTGGAGTTGGTGTAGCCGCAGCTTTTGGTGCTGAAGGAATTGGTACTGTTGCCGCAGGTGCTATTGGTTCTGGCTTAGTAGGTGCTGGTACAGGCGCATTAATGGCAGGTATCCAAGGCAAGAATGTGCTTAACGGTGCACTAATGGGCGGTGCGCTTGGTGCTGTAGGTGGTGGTATTGGTGGTTCATTTATGAGCGGTGCTGGTGATGCTACTGGAATGATTGGCGATAGTATTAATTCTATGGCTCGAGCTGGAGCTACTACAGAAGAAATTACTCAGTCACTTATGGACACTTATGGTTTTACAGCAAATCAAGCCGCTTCTGCTATAGATGCAAGCGTGGGTTCTACCGCTGGTGGTATTAATATGGCCACCGCAAATGCTGCCGACCAAGCTGCTGGGATTGCAAGTAATATTACTCCAAGTGCTGCTAGTGTTCCCGTAGGTTCTACTCAATCGGCTGTTCAAGGTGCTAAAACTGCTATGACCCAACCTACAAACTATGGGCAATATTTAAAATATGGTGTTCCTGCAGCTATGATGATGTATGGTTCGGGTATGTTTGGTAACAAAACAAGTAACCCCGGTATTACTCAGCAATCTACTGTAGGCCAATCACAACCAAATCCAAACATTAGGGGGTTATCACCTAATTATCAAAGTAGTTACCAACAATCTCTTATGGCTGCAGAGGGCGGCATTATGAAATTAGCTACTGGTGGGCCTTCTATGACTCCAGATGTTTCTCAATCTACTTATAACCCTGCAGATGTAAATCAAGCTCAAACTAATGCACTTTCTCCTGCAACACAAGCTTTGTTAAACCAATATGGTATTAACCCAACTCAAGCAACACAAGCTTTAGGTGCATTGCAAAGCCAAGGTATTGGTACTAAAACTGCAGCAGAAGGTGGCATCATGGGTTATTCCCACGGTGGTAAATCAGAATATCACTTAGGAGGTTATAGCGATGGCGGACGATTACTCAAAGGACCCGGTGACGGAATGTCAGATGAAATCCCAGCAACCATTGCCCATAAACAACCTGCCCGTTTGGCAGAAGGTGAGTTTGTTGTTCCTGCTGATGTGGTTTCTCACCTCGGTAACGGTAGTACCGACGCTGGTGCAAAGCATCTTTATAAGATGATGGACAATGTACGACATGCACGTACTGGCAAAAAGAAACAAGCTAAACAGATTAAGGCGGATAAGTTTTTACCAAAAACTAAATGATAATTAACCACGTACAACCAATACATTGTGCTCAAATATGGAAATCAGTTGAACCATTTATAATTGAAGACCATAAACAAGATAGTGAAGATTATTCGGTAGAACAAATAAAGGCTTTTGTATTAACAGGACAATGGATATTATTAATAGCAGTAGATAAACAAGGTGCAATACATGGAGCAATGACGGTAAGTTTTTTAAATTACCCAAATGATCGAATTGCTTTTATAACAGCTACTGGTGGTAAAACGATTATTAGTGAAGATACTTTTAATCAGATGGCGGTAATTTTAAAAAGTTTTGGAGCGACAAAAGTGCAGTCGGCAGTACGGGAATCAATGAGTCGATTGCTTAGTCGTGTTGGATTTAATAACAGATATATTGTTACAGAAAAAAGAATTTAGGAGGCTTTATGGGTGGCGGTGGATCAGGTGGTGGTGGAACCACACAATCAGTATCAAATTCGTATAGTAGTTTATCTCCTTGGATAGCTCCTTATGTAACATCTATGCTTGGTGCTGCGCAACAACAAGTATTTAATACTGACCCCACAACTGGTCAAATTACCAGCATGAATCCATATCAAGCTTTTGGTTCAGCTAATAGCCAAGGCGGTCAATATGGATTAAGCCCTAATAATTTAACTGCAGCGCAATCTTCTGTAGCCGGATTTAGCCCATTACAACAACAATCTTTTCAAGGCGCTGGTAATTTACAAACTCCTGGTCAGTATGGTCAGGCTACTGGTGCTACGCAATATGGTATTGGTAATGCACTTCAAATGAGTGCTAGCGCTAATCCGCAAGACTTTCAAAATCAAGTAGGGGGTTATATGAACCCCTACATTCAGAATGCATTAAATCCAGCATTACAATTAGCTAACCAACAGTATGGTATTGCTGGGCAACAAATGGCTGGACAAGCTACCGGAGCTGGTGCTTTTGGTGGTTCACGTAACGCATTACAACAAAACCTAAATGCCCAAAATCAAATGTTGGCTCAAAACCAAATTATTGGTCAGGGTTATAACAATGCATTTAATGCAGCGCAAAATCAATACAACCAATCTGGTCAGTTTGCTTTAAATGCTAACCAAGCGGCTATGCAAAATGCTGGTCAATTGGCTAATATTGGTGGTCAACAACTTGCTGGTCAACAAAATATTATTAACCAACAAAACCAATTGGGTCAACAAGGTACTGCGCAACAACAAGCTATTATTAATCAGGCTATGCAGAACTACCAGACTGGCCAACAATATCCATTTCAACAATTAACTAACCTTAAGAACTTGGCTAGTGGTATTCCTGTTACAGATACAACACAGACTATACAACAAGCTGCACCATCTACTGCTAACTTAATTGGCGGTGCTGGTATGACTTTATTGGGTGCTGGTTTAGCCGGAAGCGGCGGTAGTAATGTAACTATTAATAATCCTGCGCCAGTAAAGTCTGCCCAAGGTGGCATTATGTCTTTGCCAAAAACAAAGAAAATGAATAATGGTGGTATTGGTTCTATTTATCGTAAAGCACTTAATGATCCCGCTTCTGTACCAGATCAAAGTCTTAAAGATGGCACAATCAATGGGTTACCTGCACAATTAGTTCAAGCAATGAAAACTAATGAGCAACAAAAAACTCAAGCACCGGCACAAGCGCCTACGTCTACTGTAATACAAGATATTAACAATCAAGCTGCGCAGCAACAAGCTCAAGAGCAACAAATAGATGAACAGAAGTTATTGCAGCAGCTTCCAACTATTATGGCTGACTTAAAAGTCGCTAGAGATATTGCCAAAGAAAAGGGCGATAAAGAAGAAGTTAGGGCTATTGATACAAAAATTGCAGAAATTTCTATGTTGGCACAACGTGCCCAAGAAAAAATGCAAATGCAACCTGCACAAGGTCAAGGTCCAATGACCGCACCTCCCCCACAAGGTATTGATGCGGCTATGGCTCAACAGCA